CAAGTAAGCCAACTTTATTCTTTGTGCCTTTCTTGCGAACGCCTGGATAAGCAGAGAAAACATTGTCACTTGTATCACCTCGCATACATTTTTCAAATAGTAGCCATTGCGGATCGGGCGCAGGCTTTACTTCTTTAGTTTTTTTATCTACGACAGGCTTGCCTTTGTCATCAAAGTAACCTTCGTGTGTAATTGTAACGTTTTGTATACCGTTGTACTGCTTTACGTTAGGTGCAATAAGTTGTGCAAAGTCACCATCTGTGCTGATAATAATATGGTTGTCTTCAGGATGTGCTTGCACCCAACCTGCAATCAAATCATCTGCTTCTAGTTGCGGATGCCGCATCATTGTACAGTTAGTCTTTGTACCGATGAAGTCTTTGAACTCATCAAAGATTTCCCAAAACACTTTATCTTCTTCTGCTTCACGTGGAGTGAGTGCATCGCGAGCTTCTTGACGGTTACGTTTGTAAGGTTCGTAATAGTCTTTACGCCAGCTACGTCCTTCTAAACAGAACACAATATGATCTGCATTAAAGTCTGTCCAAGCCTTTTTAACACTATTAAGTGTAATATGTAGAGCCATACCTACTTTAGTATCAATGTCGCCACGCACAACGTGACGAGCTCTAAAAAAAGTGTTAGCAGTATCTACTAGTACATAAGTTGCCATTATTATTGCCTATATTATTAGTTACAGTATACATTATTGCATATAATAATCTTCTTGTCAACCACTATTTTCTTCCATTAAAGACTGATAAATGTTTGAGTTCATAAAAGGCAAACTCTTTTTCTGACCGTTTGACATATGATATGGCGGCTTGTAAATATATAAATCAAATGCAATACTAACTCTTGGGTTATCATCTTCATAAGTGTCTACTTTATGAGATAAATGTGTAGGAAAAATAGTAAGTCCACCTTTTACATTAGGAATAGTGTAAATCATATCTTCTTTTTTATATGTTGTACCACTAGTAGGATAGTTGTCTAGGTGCATATTTCCACTCAAATAGGCAATTTCGCCCCTGCCGTGATTGTGCCAATTAAAAGATTGGCCTTTGTATATAATGTTGTACCAACTTACTATCTCTAGCGGAAATACATCTGTATAATCTAAATTTACAAATTCTAAATAAGAAAGTTGCATAAACTTTAATAATTCTTTAATTCCTTTGCACTCGTCTATAAAATCAAAAAGGTTGTATTTTCCAAATCTAGTTGTAACACTGGTAGGAGGTAATCCAGTACCTCCGTCTCCCATAATATCTAATTCTAGAATATCTTTTTCTTTTTTTAGTAAAAAATTTTTAACTGAATTTATTGACTCTTCTGCTCCCCAATTTACAGTGCCTATAGGAATGTCCCAAGTAGGTGCATAAGGAGAAATTGGGTGCATACTTTTTAACCGTTGTATCTTCATTAACTTACTTCACTTTTACCTTGTGAAATAGGAACAACATTAATATATCCTGCACCTCTATCAGTACTTTGTCCTTCAGCTTCTAGCATATTGTAAACAATATCGCGGAACCAACGATCTACAATTTCTTCTTCTGGATCGTTTTCAACACCATAACCTGCTTGAACAAGTTGTGCAATAAAGTATTTGTTCCAGTCTAGCTCAAAGAATCCGTTGCGAACATTTTCTTCATTTACTTTAACATCTAATACACTAACCCAAGGCTCTTTACGTCTAGTAGCATAATCCTTAGGATCTTTCTTTTTAAGAAGAGCCATTTCTTGCTCTTCTAGTTCTTTTTCTTTTTTAGTAATACCTGTGATATTTTTTAAAAATTTTTTCATTAGTATTCTACCTTTTGTATAATATCAGTAAGCTTCCAAGTATCTGTTTTAGTTGTCCGAGATAAAGAATATGAAACATCCATTTTTTGCAAAATTAAATCTAACTTGTTTAGCCTTAGAGTTAAATCTTTTAACTCCGACACAATTTTTTCTGTTCTAGGTTCTTTCATAATTCTTTCCTTACTTTTTCGTATGTATCTTCAGTAATCTTACTTCCACGTATTATTTCAAGGTCTTCTTTACTAAGTCCCCCAGGCATTTCCGAATAAGGAAATGTGGAGTCTTGGTGTAAATCTCCAACCCCTGACCATACAGGCTTCGGCGACTTCTTTGACGTTGAGATTGTATTCTTCACTGCGTCCGCCCAGCGGCATAAGATATACTGGACATTGTACCCCGGCACTCTTGTAAGCGTCCACAGCCCTGCCAACTTCGTCAAAATCGTCTTGGCTAGCGACAACAAACTTGAGATAAATGTCACTACCGTTAACAGTGCTATACTGATGAGCGACATCAGGCAATATAGCAGTATCCCAAGGTTCTCCTGAAACACTAAGTTTTGGGGAACAAGACCACGTGACCTTAAATCTTGCACTATATTTGAGATAGTTAATAAAGTCGTCGTGTAGCTTTTGTGTAGTGTTTGTTTCAAATGTAACATTTTTTAAATCTCGCATACGTGGATGTTCAAAAAGATCGATGTAGAGCTTTTGCCACGCTAACAAAGGCTCACCACCTGTCATAATCAAGTGAATATCTTGACCATTGTCCATTGTCCACTTACCTTCTGGAGTAAGTGAAAGCAGATGTTCAACTACTTCGTCAACTTCTGCAAGTTTATTAAAGTGTTTAAACTCTGGATAGATACTTGCATATGTGTCACAACCTGTATGAATAATAGGCAAGTCTTCAAACTTTTCTGTAGTTTTGTGTACATCACGTGCAATTAGATCTGCAACTTCTGCATTGTGTTTAATACCATCTTTGTGCTGTTGCCAACGATCTTTTGTTTCGTTTGTGCCAAAGTTCATACAACGAAAGTTACAACCAAATGTACGTAAGAACACGGAAGGGACTCCGACAAACTTGCCTTCACCCTGTACGCTATAAAAAGCTTCTGAATATCTTAATTTCATATTAACACGCAAATTCTTGTTGGAGTTTAATGTTGTCAAAGAACTCTTTCTTTGTACCTGTGTCATTCTTAAATGCACCTTTTAATACAGTTGTTTGTGTAAGACTACTATGTGCCATAATGCCTCTATTTTCACAGCAACCGTGTGTTGCTTGAATGTATACGCCTAAGTGATCTGCACCAGTTGCTTTTTGGATTTCACGTGCAATATCATTTGCAAGTTCTTCTTGCAGTGTACCACGTCGAGCGCACCACTGTGCAATACGTGTATACTTGCTAAGTCCAATTAGTTTTGCACTTGCAATGATACCAATGTATGCTACTCCAGTTACTGGCTGGTGATGATGTGAACACATACTTTTTAGTTCTGAACGAACAACTAACATACCTTCGTAGCGTTCGTCTGAATCATTTGGAAATGCTGTTGCTTCGGGTGCAGGATCATAACGTCCTGCCATAATTTCATTGAAGTACATCTTAGCAAGACGCCGTGCTGTGCCTTTTGAGTTTGGATCGTTATGACGATCAATTAAAAGTGTGTCTAACACATTTTCAAATGCTGCTGTAGCATCTTCAATAAGTGCTTCTTTGTCGCCCTTTTGAAGGACTTCTGAAATATTGTCGCCTGCCCAATAGCGGATGTTTGCATCTTGCAAACGGGCTTTAATCTGTTCTGCTTTGCTCAATTTTCTTTCTCCGATGTTAAGGCAGTGGATTGCCAAATTCTATATATGTTATTATATAATGTTATTTAGGTTTTGTCAACTATTTTATAATTAAATCTGCCCCAGGTCCGTCGGCACCAATAGTACCTTTCACAAAACTATTAAAAGCAAGACTAATCCTAGGCTGATTTGATGGGTTGTGTTTTACTGCATGTAGTACCTTTGATGGAAATATTATTATGTCATTATCAGAAACAGAAACGTCCCATACTACACTATTTGCTCCATGATATTCTTCAGCTTTCATATTTAATAAAAATGGAAAATCATCTCTTTTAAAAGTAATTTTAGGAAGACTATCTGATGCACTAATATAAAATACTCCTGATAGTATACTGTTTGAATGATTATGTAATGAGTGATCTTTGTCTTTATGCGTAACATTAAGCCAAGAATTTGTAATATAAACTTCTTGTTTTATATTCATTACTTCGTTTAAATAATTATTAGCATGGAGTGTTAGTGTGTCTTTTAGTCTTTTTAATTCTTTTGAATTTAACAGAAATGTGTCTTTAGAAATAATATTACCTAAACCATTATCAGTAAATTCTACATTTTCAATAAATTCTAACTCTTCAGTAGTTAATTGAAAAGCATTGCTTTGTCTATAAATTATTGTAGGAAATAATGAAATTAGTTCTGTATTTTCTGTCATGCCATTTGTCCTAATGCAAGATTTTCCCAATCAGTAGTTTCTTTATAGTTCCCCTTTTCAGGAATAACATTACGGACACCGCCTGTAGGATCTTCTATATCACCGTCACGTCTAAAAATTAAATGTACGTGCGGATACATACACGTTTGTCCTGCACTTTTGCCTACATTAATTCCTACATTATAACCTGTAATATTATTTGTTAAACTTTGCACATTTTGTTGACCCATTTCTACGGCAAATTTAAAACAACGCATAAGGTCATCCGTTGTATTTTGTTTAGGTACTATAAGTGTATGTCCTTCGGTTACAGGAAATTTATCTTTATAAACAATAAAGTCTCTAGTATTATGTTCAACATCAGTCCAAGGTGCTCGACCTTCTTGTTGTGCTTTTTCAAGAGTATCAACGATCATTTTTCTTTCCTTGTAGTCCCGCCAACATACGTTTTAGATGCCATATTTCTTCTCTAATTAATTGTATATGTTGAAACTTTTCATTGTTTCTTTGCATTTCTTTTAATTTTTCAATTTTAGAATCAATTGATCTTTTAATTGCAGTAACTTGATCGTCCATTAGAATCCTCCAACATTTTCCCAAGGATACACTAACCAAACATCTTCTTCTGCTTTATTAACTTCGTGTACACTATAATTTACCTCACCAAATTCGCTTGCTAAGTTTTCTGTAATTGTAGCAAAGCGGACATTGTTACCCCACACTGTATCCCAATTTGGATCATCAGGTAAACAATTTGATTGCCAATCTTGTTTGATCCAGTTAAATGTAGCACCAGTATCGTTAATATCGTCTACAATAAGAATGTTCTTTTTATTATAAACATCAGACCTTTGATATTCGGCTGTACGTTCTTCTTGCGGGACATAACCAAATGCATCTTCACTCATCCAACAATTACTTTCACTTTGACTATCATCGTCACGCAAACTAACTTTTAGTGCTTCGCAACGAATGTTTAACATATTACTGATAATAGTAGCAGGAACATTGCCGCCTCGAGTAATGCCTACAATATAGTCAGGACGCCAATTGTCATTGTACATTTGAAGTGCAATGTTTAGACATGCACGTTCTACATCTTGCCAACTGTAATAATGTTTTTTAATCATTGTTCATATTTCTCTTTTAGATACTGTTCGTTTTGAACCCATTTGCCTTCGCGAATGAATCCCCATTCTCTTATTTTAGGACCTGGTATAAAGAGTGTCCAAGTGGAAACACCATGCTCAAGCTCAATACGATGCAAGCTACTTGGAGTGCTAATTCTGATGTGGCCCGGTGCTCGCCAAAAGCGTCCTCGGGGAGTATGCTCCCAATAACCGCCACGCAAAATGATAGTGCAATAAGGCCAAGGGTGATCGTGTAAATCATCTAAATCTCCTTTGTGAAAGTTATGTAAAAATATGTTAAAAGGAAACCACTTACGGTTTTTTAAAAACAAATAATAGCGAGTTAAGTATGGCTCATTTTCAAAACGATCCATAATTACTCGCTTGCGTCCTATCTTGTCTAGCCAATTTAAAAACTTAGAACGGAATGTCGTCATCTAATTCTCCTGCCTTTTTCTTGCCTTCGTAATCTTGTTTACACATATCGTATACGCTTTTAAAGTTTCGCCAAACTTTTTCTAATGCCGGATATTGTTTACACATGCGTTCTACCTTGCTTGGATCAATTTGGTTATAATTATAAATCCAATCTGTACTGATATCAGTATCATACCCGCCTATTGTAATAGTATCATTATTTGTTAGTGTAAATGTACCATCACCAGTAGACATAGTTACATCAGTTACACTATCACCTGCCCAATATGTTGTAGTAGTGCCCATATTGATATCGCCTAGGTCTATTGTAACATCGGCAGAAGTATCTAAAATATCATCTAATGATATTATATCACTAATATCATCCTTTGATTGCGTCATACAGTGCTGCTCCGCTAAAATATTCTTTGTTTAATATAGTACGTTGCTTATCTAGACTTACAAGATAATCATCATAGTTTTCCATATAGTCACGTATCTTAGCAACTACTTCTCCTCTATGTTGTCTATAAGAAGAATAATCTTCAGTCCATAAACTTGGATATAAAAACTCAGGTACAGCCATTTCTGAATAACTTAGTCTATCTGGAACCATTGGAATAGCATCAACTAGTGCGCCTTCATACCAACTAATACCAAGTGTTTCTTGTAAGTTAGCAGAGAACACCATCTTTGCTTCACCTAGCAAGTTGTGATATTCATTCTTAGTAAGTTCACGTTCTTGACAAACAACAAACTCATATTCAGGAAGTTGTTCTGCTAAATCACGGAAAATATCAACTTGTTTCTCTGGAGCAACACGATGTGGAAACAGGATAAGATCTCGCTTCTCCATACCTTTGTAACTATCCAAACTATTCTTTAGATACTCCATAGGCCAACCTACACGAGCAATACGCTCTTCTTGTCCTTCAAATGCTTCTTCAACCCAATCTTCAACATACGGATCATCTTCAAATAATGTACGTATAAACATTTCAATATGAAAATCTGTAGCAAAGAAGTTATCGTCGTATGTGTAATACATACTCTTTTCGGCATGTCTTACCCACGGCGCATCACCAATTAACCTACCAAGGAAATCGTGAGGATCATAAGAACCAGCATGCCAAAGACCGCCGATTCTAATGTCCACACCCAGTAGCTTAGCCATGTAACGCAACTGTATAACAGTCGGATTCCAAGCGTCCGTATATAGGAAATAGTCTCCATCTTTAACTTTACCTTTACAAAACATTTCACCAATCTGTTCAAGCTGTTTACTCTTGTACACATTAGTTCCGCCAAAGTTTAAGAAAGCCCCAGGCGTTGTAGCCTGAGGCGTTTCTCCTCCGCTGATAACAACAACGTCTTCATTTGTAGCTCGTCGAAGTTGCTTGGGAAGAAAATCTTTCCATTGCTTGGTATAGCGTGTATCAACAGCTTCGATATCTACAATATGAATAGTCATTTATTTTCTCCGTTGGTTAATATTACGTCCCGCATTACGAGATTTTGCACGAAGCCAGTTTTGGTACTTTTGATACGCCTGCCAAACAGGTGCATCTTTCTTGTACAAATCGGCCTCGTTAAAGACCTTACCTTCAAAGCGACAGTAGTCGCGAAACTTGTCCAAATCGTCAAAGATCTTGGCGACGGGCGGAAAAGTATTAGCCATTTTATAATTCCTCTTGTGATTTTATGACCTTGGGTAAAAAATTGAACAGCCATTTTCATTATCTTCAGCTACGCTGATCTCTACAAAGCGGCCTGGGTACTTTGCAGAAATTTCTTGATACAAGTCATCTGCAATCATTTCACACGACTTGTGATCTAATTCTAATACACCTTCAACATCGTATAGTCGTTGCATCCAGCGTTTAAATTGAATAAATTCAATATCGCGATCGTTATGAAACACTTCAATACGAACACGAAAGTGAAAGATATGACGATGCGGAATACCAAGGAATGATACATCATCCCAATCGCCTGTTGCTAGTTTAGGGTCTTTGTCAGCACCTGGATACATATGTACACCTTCTTTTGTAAAGGTTACCCAAATACTTCTTTCTGCATTTTGCATTTTATTATCTTCTTCTTTCATTCTACGTTTCATATATTCATAATATCGTTCTTGCA